CTTAGGACAAGTTGGTTTGGCTGTACACCATTTGCAATGTGAGCCTACCTTTAAAGTAGCGGAAGCATGAGCCGATTCTTTAACTGCACTTGCTAATTCAATTTCAAATTCTTTGATACGAGCAGGGGTAGTCACCCAGCGTTTCATCATAGGAGGCTGAATAATAATAATTTCAACTTCTTCTACACCTTCAAATATCCATTTGGTTTCAGGTGTACGCATAGCCGCCGCCGCATAGAACATTCCTTGCATATTTTCTTCGGCTTCAACGATAACACCCGCGCCAAACTTCCAATCAAGTACAACAGCCCTATTAGGTAGTTTCCCTAATACATCACCAGAACCAAAGACACCATCAAGAAACTTATCAAAGTGAACCTCGGTTTCAACCATGAACTCCATTTCGCCATTAGGATCGACTTCGGCAAAGCGTTCTAATGCAGGCTTAATTTTTTCATCTAATAGCGCTTGTGTAAATGTATGGGCTTTGTATTTTGTGCCAAGTAAAGATTCGGGCGTAACGCCTTTATCTAATACTTCTGCAATGATGTTATGCAGTAATGTGCCTTCATCAGCGTATTTGCTGGATTTTTGGGGAGGCATCTTGGCTACCAATGCCACCGATGCGGGGCAGTTGATAACGCGTGAAGCGGTTGATCCGCCTACGATAGATGAGTGATTAGCCATGATCTTTTAACCTTTATCTTTAGCATTAATTTATTTAGAACGTCCAGTATACACACAAACAAATCCGTTACGCAACAGATTTTATGATATATTTACAAAATGACAAGAAAAACAAAAGCATTAAAAGAACATGAAATTGAAAATTACTTTATATGGCAGGTGGAAATAATGGGCGGCAGAACCTTTAAATTCAAGACTACTACGCAACGTGGGGTAGCAGATCGTATTGCTTGCTTACCCAATGGCGAAACGTGGTTTGTGGAATTGAAGCGTCCTAAAGGTGGGGTTGTATCCCCTATGCAAGAATTATTTGCAGAATCAATGGTTGCGTTAAAGCAACAATATGTGTTGCTGAACACCGCCGAAGCCATTAATGAATGGGCGGCAGGTATAAAGCTATGAAACTACGCGATTATCAAGAGCAATCAGTTGATTTCTTATATGAGCGCGATAGGGCAATGATTCTTGCATCGGTTGGCGCTGGTAAAACTGCCATCGCTTTAACCGCTATGCAAGCCCTATATAACGACCATCATGTCAATCGCTGGCTTGTTCTTGCGCCTAAACGGGTTTGCACCGATGTATGGGCGCAAGAGTTGGCTAAGTGGACTCCCAAGATGAAGATGGCAATAGCGGTAGGAACGCCTAAACAACGTCAAGAAGCCTTCAAATCCAAAGCGCAGATCGTTGTAACCAATTACGACAATATCCAAACCTTGCCCGATTTAGCAGGGTTTGATGGCATCGTATTTGATGAACTGACCAAGCTCAAAAATCCTTCTGGTACTAGGTATAAACACCTACTTAAAGTAATTGATCGTTTTAAGTTTCGCTGGGGATTAACCGGCTCTTTTACATCTAATGGTTTAGAAGATGTATTTGGTCAATGCAAAGTGATAGATCAAACCCTATTAGGTAGGAGCAAAGGAGCGTTCCTACAGCAGTACTTTGTGTGTGTCAATCGTGACTTCGGCGATTGGCAACCTCGGCTGGGCGCATTAGAAGCCGTGATGCAGAAGATTCGCCCAGCCACCTTCTTATTAGAGTCAGCCGAGTATAAAGACAAGCTCCCACCTTTGCATACAGTAGAGATACGTTGTAGTTTGTCAGACCGCGAGCCATACGAAAAAATGAAAAGGGACTTTGTTTACCAATTTCCAGAAGCGCAAATTATTGCGGCTAATTCGGCTGTAGTAACTCAGAAGCTACAACAGATGGCATCAGGCTTTTGTTATCACACAGAACGAACACCCTCTAGTACCGCAGGGCAGTTTGATTCAGTTAAAACACCGGTATGGTTCTCAGATCACCGATTTGAATCATTAGACGATCTTTTATCAGAGAATCAACACGCTAATACGTTACTTGTTTACAACTACAAAGAAGAACTAGAAGAACTTAAACGCCGCTACCCTCACGCCCAGACAATCAATGACTATAAGGCTATAGAGCGTTGGAATGAGGGCAAGATTGAGTTGTTATTGATTCACCCCAAGTCCGCTGGGCATGGCTTAAATCTTCAGCATGGTGGTAGCAAGATGGTGTTTGTATCTTTGCCTTGGAGCTTAGAATTGTTTGAGCAAACCATAGGCAGATTGCATAGGGGTGGGCAAAAGCACGATGTCTGGTGCTATGTTCTATTAACAAATAAAACGATTGACGAACGTATTTGGGCGGCTTTAGCTGATAAAAGGGCTATTTCAGACATTGCAATTGAAGAACTTAAATAAATCTGTTGCATTACCAATAAATCTGTTACAGTAAGCATACTTTGAAAGGAATTAAAAATGAATTGGATTAAACAAACACCTAAAGCAAGTGACTATAGTTGGCGAACTCTGACGACTATTTTGTCTAATCTTGGAGAAGAAGAAGTATTGGAATTGCTTAAATCAGAAAAGAAAAATGAAAAGCGCTGGTCTATTTTGCAACGTCTACATCAGCGATACAACACTTTGCGAGTAGCAAGAGAACGCGTAGAGTTATTTGCGGTCACTAAAAAATGAACGAAGTTGAAAAGATGCTGATTGATGGCACAACGGCATATATGACACCAGAAGTAATTGTCATATTTAAAGTAGAACCCAGTTATGACGCGATAGCTAAAGCGCGTGAAATATTGGATAGTGTTACAGATACCTTAATTTTGAGGCAACTGGAAAAGTAGTAAATGATTAACTAGAGGAAAAATCATGGCACATGAATTAACGCAACGTAGTAACGGATTTGTTGAAATGGCTTTTGTAGGTGAAACCCCTTGGCATAAGCTAGGGCAAGAGCTTGAAGAAGGCGCAAGCATTGAACAATGGCAAGTAGCCGCTGGCATGGATTGGAGCATTGAGCGTTCACCTGTTCGCTTTAATGCACAAGGCAACGACCAAATTTATTCAGGGCAAAGTGTTTTGTATCGTTCTGACGACAATACCCCATTGTCTGTTGTATCAAATCGTTATAAACCAGTTCAACCTAGAGAAGTTCTTGGGTTCTTCCGTGATTTAGTGGCAGAGAACGGCTTTAAGATTCACACGGCTGGCACTCTTATGGGTGGCAAACGGATGTGGGCATTAGCTGAAACAGGTAAGTTTGGCGAAGTTTGCAAAGGTGATGGCATCGGCGGTTTTTTATTATTGTCTACTTCTTGCGACAAGACACTAGCTACTACTGCTAGGTTCACAACAGTTCGCGTAGTGTGTAATAACACCCTTACAGCGGCGGTTAACCGCGATGTGAACCAAGTGTCATTTAGCCATATTCAGCAATTTGACCATGTAGCGGTTAAAGCCCAACTTGGTAATGCGGTGGAGAGCTTTGGCTCATTTATGGAAATGGCAAAACATCTGCAAAAAGCAAAGTTAAGCGCTGAAGAAGCAAAAGATTTTGTAAGTTTTTTAGTGGCTACTTCAGTTCAATTAGCTGATGAAGAATATGACGTAACCACCAATCGAGCATATAAAAAGATTTTGGCGCTTTTTAATGAAGAAGCTAAAGGCATTGAGTTAGTAGGTCATACCAAATGGGGTATGGTTAATGCGGTTACAGAATATTACGACCATTTTAACCCTACAAGATCAGACGATGCGCGACTTAATAGCGCATGGTTTGGGGCTGGCGAACGCGCTAAAAACCAAGCTTTAGACCTTTTATTAGTTTAATTAGGAGATAACATGAACGAACATATTTGGACAGCAAGCGGGACTGACATCGAAGAACGCTGGATCAAACAGTACGGATGGGTTCGCCCTTCCGAACAGCCTGAGTATCAGGCAAAGTACAAGTATTACCAAGAGCTTCCTTTGCGGAAGTTAGACGATGTAGCAAAAGCCCAGTACGAAAGTGTTTTAAAAAGGGCAAAAGTAGTACGCATTAAATGAACGATATAGCCATGCTATTTGCTTTTTTGGTAATAGCTGGCTTTATCTTAATTATTATTTTATACGCTAGAGGATATAAAAAATGAACGACCTTTCACACGATATTAAACACGCAAGACAGTTACTTAGTCACATAGAAATACTGGATAATAACGCTCATATCAATGGCTATAAACCAATCTATGATGCAGTTCAAGAATTACAGATTTGTATTCAACTATTACTTATAAAGACAGCAGACTACGCATGACAACTTTTACCACCAGCGACAGAGAAGAAGCTGAAAAAGAACTGTATAAAACCCCTATTGTCCCTTGTGGAATAGGGGAGCTTCCTCAAATGGCGGTAAAAATACTTGAAGCGGATGAACCAATCCCTTTTTTTGGATGGCTTAAAGATAATGAACAATGAACCAGTAGCGTGGATAGATAAAAACACAGGCAAGCCAAGAATGGAAGGTTTTATTCATACTGACTACGATATTCCACTCTACACCCATCCAGCAAAAGAACTACACCTATCACTTCAAAAAAGTAAAGAAACAGGTGAACTATTAGCTGTTACTTATACAGATGATGAGCATAGGATTGTGGAAGTGTTATGGAAAAAACCACCAGCAAAGACACTAACAATTGAAGAAATATTAGAAGTTGCTAAACAAAAAGGATGGCGAGGTGATTTGAAGTTTTTAGTTGATTTTGCAGATGAAATACTAAGAAAGGCACAATAATGAAATCAGTTGAATTAGGAATAGCAATAGGGTTTATTCAAGGTGCTTTGCTTGTTTTTGTAATTGTACTAATAGCTAAATGGTTTGGCTACTAAGAAAGGCAAGTGAGAAATGAACGCAAATGATAAAAGCTGGAGTAATGAAACTATAGCGTTATTTGAGAAGCTAGAAACACAGATACGCCAGCAACAAGCTGAAATAGAAGCGTTGAAAGTTAAAGCGCATGAATGGTATTTAATTGCTATGGGAAAGGCACAGGAGAAATGAACTTTTTATCTAAATTATTTTATAAATCAACACAGCCAATCACTAAAAAAGTTGTTACTTGCTCAAAACACGGCATTGTTAATAATTTTCCAATATTTGCTTCCTACTACAATTACGATGTTTGCTGGGATTGCATAGGTGAGTTTGGTTCACAATATTGCACAGTCGAAACTATTACGATTAAGGCACAAGAGAAATGAACTTTATAAACTGGGTATTTGATGGCAGTTTTAAATGGTGGTTACTTGGTGCTGTAGTTGTTTACATCATTGTTAGATTTATTTAAAGAAAAATTCTAAATTCAAGAATATTGAATACTTATACTTAGTATATTGTTGTATATCTATCGCCATTGATGCTTTTTAATAACTTGTTCCGATTCATAATCGGTATGGCAAAAGGCGTTACAAAATAGCCCTTTAACAATATTGTCATTGCAATATAAACAACGCCCAGTAAAAGAATGATTTTTGGGTTTAGAACGAGCAATTTGAATAGCTAAATCCCGATCCCGTTCTTCATTGTCTGAAGCCATATCGTAAATATCAGTCATGTTAAAAACAAAGTTCTTTCTGCTTCTCGTCTGCGTGTAAGCCCTGCCATAACTTTGCCAGCGGCTTTATTCCATACCAAAAATTGATCTGCCGCACCTTCAACATCTCCACCATTTAACTTCTTTAAAAGTGTTGAATTTTTAAGATTTCCAACTCCAAGATTAAAAGCAAAAGAACATAAAGCATCAAACTGTCCTTGTGTCATGTTTTCATCTACCATTTGATTAACAGCATTTGCGGCATGAGCAACATCATTTATAAGGTATTCATCTGCTTGTTCTTGGGTAATAATCATCCCTTTATGCACTCCTTTTGTAGAACCAACACCAATAGTCCAAGGTTCTCCACCCGATGCTGGATCAGGATAGGCTTCTAATTTACAACCTTCAAAATTTTTTATAAGGTCATAACAATTTTGACTAGGAATCATATACAATAGGGTTTGTTAATACGGAGATTATATGGTTAAGACAATATTAGAACGATTTAATTCTAAAGTAAACAAAACTGATTCTTGCTGGTTATGGACTGGAGCTTTAAACCACGCTGGATATGGTTGGTTTAATACTTCATCATCACGCCCTGCAAAACCTGATAGAGCCAGCAGAGTGGCATATAAATTATTTGTTGGTGAAATCCCAAAAAAACTCCATGTTTTGCATAAATGTGATGTTAGACATTGCGTTAATCCTGACCATTTATTTTTAGGAACGCATTTAGAAAACATGGAAGATATGGTCAATAAAAATAGAAATGCAAAAGGTGAAAAAGCGTCTTATTCAAAATTAACAGAATCTCAAGTAATGGAAATTAAAAATTCTACAGAAAAGCAGACAATAATAGCTAAAAAATATGGCATTTGTCAGCAATCAGTAAGTTTGATAAAAAGAGGTATTAATTGGAAACATTTAAACCATTTTTAGAGTAAATCATTTCAAACTTTCATATTGCGCATAACAAGATTCCAGCCCTACTCGGATAGTATCCGCTCTGGAGGCAATCCTAATAAGAACTTCTGCATCTGGGGCAGAAAGGGTTGCTCCGTTGCAATCTTGTCCATTGAGGGTTTTTGTGGGGATACTGGAACGGCTACGCAACTGGCTAATAGCATCGACCAACTTAGAATTAATATCACGGATCTGAGCATCTTTAGCTTTCCTTATTTCGTCTGTAGCGACTTGTTGTTGGATTTCTTTCGCCCTTGTTTGCTCAACAATTGACGCTTTAAAAGCCAAGAATCGGCTGTGTTCAAAACTATACCCAAGGTAAGCAGAAAAGAATATAGCGAGAGCAATAGCTCCAAGTTTGACATAAGTAAGAATTGGTAAAGGAAACATTATTGAATAGGTTTTGATGTCACAAAGCGAAGTACAGCAACGATAATGCCAATAGCAATAAAGCTAATGCCATAATATTTTGGATCAATAATGTTTTGGACATAAGAAAAATTATCTGCTAAAGCACCAAATATAACAAGAAGCAAGGAAAACCACATAGTCCTTGATTTGTGCATTGCTTTCATTTTTTTTTCAAAATAGGCTTTTTGATAGTTTTTTTAACTGCTATTGGTTTTTTAACAGTTTTC